ATTATTATAGAAATTTAGGTTATTCTGAAGAAGAAATTGATGTAATTTTTCAAGAAATAAAAAAGAAAAAAACAAATCACAATAGGAACACAAAGTATCTAAAAGAAAAATATCCAGATTCTTGGAGAGAAGTATATGCTGAGTCTTCAGAAAAATACCGAAACAGAATGGAAGAACTAGGTATTTGGATTGTTAGTGATCTTGTTGACGATTTTAGAAAGTATAGGACCTTAGTTGCAAGATATACTAATGAAAGTATAATATTATTTGGTGATTTTGTTGAAAATTTAGAACTTAGATCTAAGAATTATCATCTTGACCATAAGTATTCAATTAAAATGGGATTTTTGAATGACATAGATCCTAAAATTATAGGATCTGTTGTGAATTTTGAAATTGTTCCTGCAAAAATTAATTTAATTAAAAAAGCTAAATGCTCAATATCAAAAACACAATTATTAAAAAACTACCAACAATTTAAGGAGAGCTATGAAAATTAAAAAAATTGAATTTACTGGTGAAATTCTACCTACTTATGATATTGAAGTCCCAGACGTTCATCACTACAATTGTGAAGGGTTAGTTTCACATAATAGTGTAAAACTATTAAACACTACTAATGGTATTGAACCACCTAGGGGTTATCTTACAATCAAACGAAAAGTTCGTCAAATTGTTCCTCAGTATAATAAGCTTAAGAATAATTATACATTACTTTGGAATATGAAGTCTAATGAAGGTTACTTTAGAATTGTTGCGGCAATGCAAAAATTCTTTGATCAATCTATTAGTACAAACTGGAGTTATAATCCAGAAAATTATCCAGATACAAAAGTCCCAATGAGTGTTGTTGTAAATGATTTCCTGACAGCTTACCGATATGGGCACAAATCAGCGTATTATATGAATACTTATGACGGTAAAAAAGATGATATGGAAATTGAAGGTTTAATTGAAGAAATTTTAGAATCGGAGGAAGACGACTGTGAATCTTGCAAACTGTGATATAAAAGGAATGACTGTATTCAATAAAAATAATGTAGATACATTAAAACAAAATATGTTCTTTGGGTCCCCTTTGGGGATTCAAAGATATGATGTTCATAAATTTCCAGTTTTTTATAAACTCACTCAGCAACAATTAGGAGCATTTTGGCGCCCTGAAGCTTATGAATATAAATTAACGAAAGACCGTGCTGATTATCAAAAACTAAGACCTGAGCACAAACATATTTTTACGTCTAATTTAAAGTATCAGATTATGTTAGATTCTGTTCAGGGAAGAGGACCTGGAATGGCATTTATTCCTTATTGTTCTCTTCCAGAACTTGAATCTGCAATGATCTGTTGGGAGTTTATGGAAATGATTCATAGTTATTCCTACACTTTTATTATCAAAAATGTTTATTCAGATCCTTCTGAGGTTTTTGATTCTATTATTGATGATGACAATATTCTAGAAAGAGCTAAATCTGTAACAGAATCTTATGATGAGTATTTGCAAACGGCACAAAACTATAGCTCATCAAATATGTGGAAATTTAAAAATGAAGGAGTTGATATTGGTAAAGACGAGCTATTTGAAGTAAAAAGAAAACTTTATAGGGCTATTGCTAACGTTAATATTTTGGAGGGAGTTCGTTTTTATGTTTCTTTTGCTTGTTCATTTGCTTTTGGCCAAAATCATTTGATGGAGGGTTCTGCTAAAATTATTTCTAAAATTGCTACGGATGAAAGATTACATCTATTCCTAACACAGAATATCCTCACAAAATGGAAAAATGGTGAAGATGATCCTGATATGAAAGTTATTGCCAGCCAGGAGGAAGCTTATTTTTATAAGATGTTTGAAAAAACCGTAGACGAGGAAAAAAGATGGGCAAATTACCTTTTTAAAGACGGGTCAATGATTGGATTAAATGCAAAACTCTTGCATAATTATGTTGAGTGGATTGCTAATCGTAGAATGAAAGCCATTGGACTTAAACCAATTTATGATGTTCCAGCCAATAATAATCCTCTTCCTTGGACAGAAGATTGGCTTAATAGTAAAAATGTTCAAAATCCGCCACAAGAAGAACCATTAGAATCTTATATTGTAGGTGGTATCAAACAAGACATTGACTCTGATACCTTCTCTGGATTTAAACTCTAATACCTCTTTTTCTAAATATTATAGATCTAAACGAATTTAAAGATGCAATATTATCTTTCGGAAGCTTATTCAGACCTCTATAATCCTAGAGTGGATTCAAATCTAGATGATAATCTAAGATTTATTGATTCTATGGAGGATTCTGATATTGAGGAAGTTGTAGAATCTCTTGTTTGGGAAATTTGTGATTATGGTAACTCACTAGATGAATCTTTTGATATTCTTTCTCATGCAGCTTCCGATGAGATTATTACTGAGGCTTATGAAGACCTTGTTTATGACTTTTTATCTGAGTCGCGTAGTCAAGTTATGGCTCGTAGAGCTGCTGCCAAACAAGGTTTAGAGAGAGAAAAATCCCGTCTTCAAAGCGATGTTCGTAAGGAGGCTCGTAGATCTAGAGTTGATGGTGCTATCTCTCGTGTAAAATCCGCTATTGCTGGTTCTCGTGGTGGAATGGGTAGAGCTGTTAAAAATCTAGGAGGTCAGGTAGCAAAAGCCCGATCTGAGGGTAAGGCTCGTCTAGGACAACTTCTTCGCCGGGGGTTAAAATCAACTGGTCGTCTTATGGGTTCTGCCGGTAAAGCCATTGAAAAATCTGGTCAGAAATCTTCTGAATCCGGTTTAGCTTCCCGTCGTGCAGGTAGAGTTGATCGTGGTGGTCAAATGTCTCTTGTTCTGGAACCAACTGCCAAGGAAAAAACTGGTGGTGCTATGTCTAAAATTGGACGTGGTATTCGTAAAGCTGGAGCCGCTGTTGGTAAACTGGGTAAGACTAAAACCCAAGGAATGAGCCGTGGTTCTTATGATCAACGAAAGGCTGAACGGGCTTCTTCGGCTAGAGCTAGTGTAGGAAAAGCTTTTGATTCTAAACCCGCAGATAAAAAAGCGACTGCTGCTAAAAAGCCAGTGGCCGCTCTACCTCCAGCAGGTGGTACTTCTGCTCGTCCTATGACTCAAAGAAGAAAAGAAGCCCTAGAAAAGATTTCTAAGGCAGCAGAAGGTAAGGCATCCAAAGGTCGTAGATTTTCTGCTCCTGGTGGAATTTCTTCACCCAAACGTGCTCATACTGATATTAAAGGTCAAGCTGGTAGATTTGCACAAAAAGCACTTAAGGAATACGAAGGTATTCTAGATACTATTCTAGACACTCTTGTTGAAGAAAAGTATGCAAAAGATCACGAGTCAGCTCTTAATATTTTCCTAAATCTATCAGAAGATATGGTTTATGATCTAACCGAAGAGTTTCTTGTTGATTGATAAATAAACTAAATTTCAATAAATAAAAGAGCCGTTTAGGCTCTTTTTTAATGTTATGGTAGAAATTCAAGACATCTATTCTTTTATAGCAAAGGTCCATAAACTCAAATTAAAACTCGCTTCAGAACAGGGATCTCAGGCACAAAAAGCTCTCGCAGACCAATACCTCAATGAAGTGCTTTTTCTTCTACAAGAACTGAAGCTGTGACTATAGAGTAGATATTCTCCTTCTCACTGCTGAAGAATTTACCCTCAATATTTGTGTTATAATAATCTTCTCTCATTATAACATTTCTTGTAAATTGTTCGTATGTTTCGTAATAGGACATACTTTTTTTATGTGGACAAAGATATAAAATTTCTCTATAGAAGTTTTCTTCACCGAACTCCTTTACATCGCTTATGAGAGTATCACAAGAACCATAATAATTTTTCCAAGAACTTTCTTTTGTTTTACGTCTTCCAGTTTTAGGATCTTTACGTCTTTCCCAGAAAGTCTTTTTGCCTATGTATTTTTTATTGTTTAACTTATTTTCTATGAGATAAACAAAACCTTCCATTTTAGGTGGAATTTCTTCAAACTCTTTATCGTTAAAATACCAAGCCACTTTTGAAACTGTCCCATTGACAAGTAGAGGTATTTATGGTAGGATGACTTAGTTTCAAAAATTCAAATGGAAACCTTAATTCCCGAGATTGTTAATTGGTGTATTGATAGGTCAGAAGAACTTAATGAAGAAGATTCTTTGGCTCTTTTACGAGAGTTTGAAGAGTGGCAACAGTGGGAGATCGGAGAAATTGAAACTCTTGAATATCTTGCATTTCCAATAAATTTCTAAATATTTAAGATAGTTTTATGGTGAATTATGTCGGAGATAGATCTACTTAATTTCTTTATACACTTTGACGGAAATAATCCAAAACATGTCAATGCTGTACAAGAGTTAGCAAAAACCATAAGAGCGAAACAACCCGAACAGCTTCAGGATTCCGCAAACTGGGTAAGAATTTATAGAACCCCAGTGGATAAACCACAAGTAAAAAGAGAAGTTCCTTTTTATCAACAAAAGGATAATTATGTTCAACCAGATAGAACTTGTAACAGTTCTTCTTGTGCAATGTGTCTGGAGTATTATATTCCTGGTTCACTTCCAGCAGGACCAAAAGGAGATGATGTTTATCTGAAAAAAGTTTTATCTCTCGGTGATTCTACAGATCATAATATCCAAACGCAAGCCTTGAAGTCTTTTGGTTTAGATTCTGTCTGGTCAACAAATCTAACTTTTAACCAATTAGATGAACATCTAGAGAAGACTGGCCCTATTGTCGCGGGAATTCTTCACCGAGGACCAAATAATAATCCGACCCGAAATTCCGGTCATATGATTGTTATTCATACAAAGCTTCCTAACGGTAATTATGTCTGCCACGATCCGTTTGGTGATATGTATAAGGGTTACTCAACACCTGTTATTGATGGTAAGAATGTTGTTTATGAGCGTTGGGTATTAGAAAAAAGATGGACTGCCGATGGATCAAATAGTGGATGGGGTCGGGTATTTTTCCCAAAAAAGTCACAGGCAGTTGAGAAAATAACTTCTCAACTGATAACAAAAACACAACTAGCAAGAATTTGGAATTGTAGTGAATCCGTAATATCTGATTCTGAAATTG